ACAGTATGGATAGAGGAAGTAAATTGTTTATGTCCCTCTTTATATTGTAATGACCATTTTTTGGGACATTCGTTAAACATAGATAATTGAGAATATGACACCAGTTTTTGGGTAGCAAAATCAATTTGAGGTAATTGTTTATTTTTTATTTCCTTTACTAGGGATGGGATCTTTTTTTTCATTACGGGAATATAAGAAAAAGCCTGGCGAAAGCCAAGCTTTTATTTGAAAGTAAAAAGAAACCTCCACGATAGCGAACGTTGGAGGTTTCGCCGTTACAGTTTTTGTAACGGTCCTAAATGTTATTTAATTATTCCGGCTCTAACTTGCCATCTTCTAATTTCAGCAATTTCTTCTTGAGATCCAATAATTGAATTGTAATCTACCATTCCTAGTGTTCCTGCAAAACTAGATAAACCAATAGCATTTTCTGCTATTCTATGTAAATCCATATCTGTTTTAGCATCCTCTCTAGCATATTCGAGTAAACGAATGAACAATGGAACATCTACTGTAATTGTATCTTTTGGGTTCATATTTTATTATTTATGTTTTTAGGATATTGGGAATATATCCTCATCTTCAGCGCTGGAAAAATCATAGTCACTTCTATCTTCAGACCAAGCTAATGGAAATTTATATTCGGATTGATTTTTTTCTATAAAAATTTTAGCATCATCCATTGTTAAATTTCTTACTAAAATCTTTGCTTTTCCTATCCACTTACCTTCTGGGGTATGGTCGGTGTATACAAAGAATTTACTTTCACCTTCATTCATTGAAACTTCATCATCCATTCCATCTGCCCCTTCTTCATCACCAAATACAATATATCTATCAGCAGGTGACATTTCACCTCCAAACATATCTTCAATTCCCTTGATGTCTTCACCTTCTGTATTTGATTCGTATCTTTCACCTAAGAAATGCTCAAAAGCCATTTCGTAATCGGTTTTTGGTGTAGGTGGAATTTGATTGATTGCTCCGATTCCAACAATTCCTCCAATCATAGATTCGTTTAAAGAATCTTTATCCGCTTCTTCGATTTGTTTATTGATAACAGCTGTGTATTCACCTTCGGTAATTACACCAGCTAGCATTTGCATTCTTAAGTTTTCGTTTGTCATTTTGAGTATTTTATTATAAATATTATAGTCCTTTTGTTTCTACGATTTTTTTCAATTTTTCCAAGTACAATATGGCATCCATATGTTCTTGTTTGGCGTGTTCAATCCATTCTAAAACTGATAGGTCTTCTCTGTCTAAATCGACTCCATATTTTGTTTTTCCAAATGATGCTCTAGATATAAATTGGTCAATTACTGAATCTACAATAGAATCTGTTTGTTCAATAGTACGAGTTCTTAGTTCTTCTCTTCTATGTCTTCCGACGTCTGCGTTTTTTGTCATTTTTTTAATAACTTGTTAATTTCTTTATCTTCAATTCCCATACTATAAAGTACACCTCTTGTACCTTTTTCTCTTAAGATATCAATATATTCTTCGGCTTCACCCAACCCACATTCGAAATGTTGTGCTATATAATCCACTAAAGTGGCATTTTGTTTTTTGTTTTTGGATTTAATATATCGCAGATAGGTTTTAGATTGTGGAATCATTTCTCGGTAAATTGAATAAATTTGGTGTTTGTTATCATATGGTATGGTTTGAATATAATTTACAAGTTCAATATAACGTATATCCATTGATACATATCTATTGATCATGTAAGAGTTCCATTTTTCCCACGATTCCTCCGAAATATTTTCAATTGGTGTTTTATAGAGGGTGATTTCATTTAACCACCCCCATATATCTTTTATCTGTTTCTTAGACATCTAAAGTAATATCTTTATACTCCTCTCTTAATTCAGGTGGAATGGAATCAGATAATATTTTTTTAGATTCTAAATCATAGAATACTGGGATTGGAACTAGTGCATCCTCGTCCGCTCCTACTAGAAATTTGGATATTTTACGGATAATTACCGCCTGTCCAAATAATTTACCTCCATCAAAGCCTTCTACTGAAGTACTGTTTTTGAAGTCAATGTTCATTTTTGGTTGTTCGTTCATGTTTGTTTTTTAAATTGTTTCTACTATTTTAGCTATTGCTGACATTACATTTATTTCCTTATCTATTCTAAAATTTGCTTGGTAAAGGTGTTCATTTAAAATAATTGCAACCATTCCTTCTTTACCGGAAGCATATTTTGAGCTATGTTCGAATAAAGAACGATATAGTTCTTCAAAATCTTTAACATTTGAATCCGCTATAATTTGTCGAATAGTTATCCATTTTTTACTACCCATCAATTCCTTTAATACCTCTTTAATATAGTTGTTTGTGGTTAAAACAGTTTTATCAAGTACAACAGCATTATCTTTTACAGACATTTGAATTACATTCAACATCTTTCTCATATCAGGATAATACTGTACAATTAGAGATTTGATATCTTCTTGTTCATATGATAGAGATAATTGATTATCTAAAATATCAGTTAAATGATTGTATACATCCATTTTGGTTGGAGGTACAATTTTAAGCACTTGACATCGAGATTGTAGTGGATCAATGATTCGCTCTACAAAGTTACAAGTTAATATAAAACGAGTAGAGCGAGAGAATGTTTCAATTACATTTCGGAGGGCAGCTTGTCCCTGGATTGTAATGAAATCGGCTTCATCTAAAATTACTACTTTAATACCTTTCCAGGAGGCAGCACTAGCGAACCCCTTTACTTTCTCTCGAATGGTATCGATTCCGTTTTCATCAGATGCGTTTATGTAAAGATAATCGCAATCTAGATTTTTAACTATGATTTTAGCTAATGTAGTTTTTCCTGTGCCGGCAGGGCCGTAAAATATAAAGTTTTGGATATCACCTTGATCAAGGTATTTTTGTATTGTATCTTTAACATTTTCATTCCCTACATAATGTTGCAGTTCGGTAGGACGAAAACGTTCTACATATAACGTATTTTCTTTCATAACCTTAATATACAAAAACTTTTACCAATAGGCAAGTTTTATTTTTTATATCATGTAGTTATTTTCTAATCCTACTTTTTCTAGTATGTCAAGTAAAATTGTCTCAACATCACTAGCTTGTTTAACAATTCCTTTTTCTACTAACCCACTTGCTATTATTGGTGCAAGGTCTTCTGCAAATTTCGTTGATTCATTAAGTTTTTTGTTTTTATCTAATTCCTTAGAAATTTCCTCTTTAATAAGTTGTTTTAGTTGTGAGTGTTTCATTTTTTAAAATATTGATTATAAGTTGTTTCTACAAATTCATCATAAACAGGATCAAACATATATTCATCGATACCTCTATTTAATAATTCCTGCTCTTCTTAACATTTGGTATTTTTCCACATCATAACCTAAATCTTCAGCTAATGTGGATTGTTTATATGGGGCAAAGAATACCATTAAATCCTTTTTCTTAGATGGATCTATATTATTGATTGTAAGTACACTTTGAGAGTAATCGAAGTTTTTACCATAGGTGGATTTTAAACCATCTATCATTTTTCTAAGGGGAGTTGTATTACCTCTAATTTTCTTAGGATCTAAAGTTACTTTAAATGATACTGAAGGTTCATCTATTGGTTTTTCAATTGTTTTAGCATCGTCTCCTCCACCTTGTTCAATATCTATTAATTTGAACTCTACACCGGCATTATCCATGATTGTTTTCAATACTTTGGACAAGTATGGTTTTGTTTTGTATGGATTTTCTAATGTTGAAGGGAAAATAATTTTTCCATCTTTAGCAATATAATGAATATCTTGTTCCAATTTACCAGCATATTTTTTCAAATTATCTGGGGTTTTCATTGGAAAGTAATTTTTACCGTATGTACCAACTAGGCTTTTTGGAAGAGATTTACCTGAAAGTGTGTAAAGGTAATCATTTAGGCTACCTTCGTTTCCTTCTGCTTGCCATTGATCAAATCCGGATTCTGCTTCTTTTTCAGTTGCTTCCCAAGCTTCAGGTACTCTATTTTTAATATCAATTATTTTGGATGCTTTTTCGTCTTCTGAGCGTTCATCCCAGTCTTTCCAAGAAGCTCCGGCTTTTTGTGCAGGGATTGAAGGACCAAATGCTTTTACAATTGCTTTTGGGTCACGCATATTCTGTGCGTAGATACCGTAATTAGCGGTGTCGTTCAAAGCAGCGAGTGCTGCTTTTATATCCGATGTTTGAACAGCAAGATCGTAGTTGACCTTCATTTGTTTCATTCCATCCTCATCACCTTCAATTTCTTGTAGCATATCTGTTAATTTCATAATTATACATATTAGTAGTCTCCATAGATGTTATATCGTTTGGGGGGTTCTGGTTTTTTATTTTCTGTTCGGATAACATATATTTTACTATCTAAAGGGGATAAACGAAATTCTGCTTTTTCTTGATTTTTATCAAACCAAGCCTCTAATACTTCAGTAAGTGAATTATAAACAGTATTTGTAGAATCGCCAACAAGCACCCAGTTATCACCAGGTGCTTGTCTATTAGCGATTAATTCATTAAATTCTACTTGTTCCATATTACATCATTCCTCCCATCATAGATGGATCAAATCCACCTTCTGCTTTGTCTTCTGGAGTATCAACGATGGTACATTCTGTTAATAGGATTGTTCCTGCAATAGAAGCGGCGTTCATAAGTGCATTTTTAGTCACTTTATGTGGATCAATAATACCTGCTTCTTTCATGTTAACGATAGTTTCTGTTTTGATATTGTAACCACTCCATACTCCATCAGATTTACCGATTTCTAAGTTAATTGGGTACATATTGCGTTCATCGTAACCTGCATTTTTCAAGATAGTTTCAAATGGTTTACCACATGCATTGTATACTAATGTTTTACCATAATTGAAATTGTCTGAATCTGTTTTTGTACAAGTAATACCTTCACGAGCATATAATAGAGCTGAACCTCCACCTGGTACAATACCATCTTCTAGTGCACATTGTGTAGCGTGTAAAGCATCATCTACTCTATCTTTTTTCTCTTTCATTTCAGTTTCTGTACTTCCACCAACATGAACTAAAGCAACACCACCTACAAATTTAGATAAACGTTCTTGTAATTTTTCTGCTTCAAATGGAGTAGAAGCTTTTTCGATTTGAGAAGTAAGTTCTTCTGCTCTTGAAGTAATTGCTTCTTCCTCACCAGCACCATCAACAATAGTTGTTTTTTCTTTAGTGATTGTTACTGTTTGAGCTTTACCTAACCAAGCGAAATCAAATTTATCCAATTTCATTCCTTTTTCCTTATCAAATACTTTACCACCTGTTAAAATAGCAATGTCTTCAAGGATCAATTTTCTACGCTCACCAAAATCCGGTGCTTTTACAGCAGCTACTTTTAATGTACCTCTCATTTTATTTACAATAAGAGCAGCCAATGCTTCACCTTCAATATCTTCAGCGATAATCAAAAGTGATTTTCCACTTTGAGCTACACCTTCTAAAATGTGAACCAATTCTTTAACTGGGTTGAAGCGATGGTCTGCAATCAAGATATAGCAATCGCTCAAGACAGCGGTCATTGTATTATTGTTAGTAACAAAATATGGGGATTTGTAACCACGTTCGAATTGAATACCTTCTACAACTTCTAAATATGTTTCGTCTGTTTTGGATTCTTCAATATAAACTACACCTTCACGTCCTACTTTTTCCATAGCACGGGAAATCAATTTACCTACCTCTGGATCGTTATTTGCCGAGATTGTAGCTATTTGTTCTAATTGTTCTTCTGATGTTATTTTTTCAGAATTGGATTTAAGTGTTTTAAGTACTTCTTTTACACCTGCATCTATTCCACGTTTAATTTCAACAGCATTTGCTCCCTCATTCAATTTGGTTAAACCACCTTTAACTAATTCACGAGCTAATAAAGTAGATGTTGTTGTACCATCTCCAGCGTGATCTGATGTTTTAATAGCTGCTTGTTTCACCATTTGCGCACCTAAATCCTCAATTGGGTCTTCTAATGAACCAATTTGTTTTGCAACAGAAACACCATCTTTTGTTGAAACAACCATTCCATTTTCCATAAATACAACATTACGTCCGTTTGGTCCTAATGTTGCTACTACCGCATCTGCTAAAGTATCAATACCTTTAACTAATTTTTTTCGAGCTTCTGCTCCAAATTCAATTCTCTTACTCATTTTCTCCTTTATTTACTTTCGCTAAAATTTCTCTTTCTTTCCCAATATAATATTCATCACCTTCAAACTGTAATCTTGAGAACCCCATTGTAGGTAGGATCACGATATCACCAATTTGTACTTGTGTTGGGACAAACCCTATTCCTGGGTATTCTGAACCGGGCCCTACGGCTACTATTTCTCCCTGTTCGTTTCTATCTTTCCCAGCATCTGGGATAAAGATTGATCCAAATTGGGTTTCTTCTAGCTCAAGGGGTTTTACAATAACTGCATCAAATAATGCTTCTAATTTATTCATATTTCTACTTTGTTTAACATTGTTTCTATTCCTTCTTTAACTACATTCCATGTATCAATATATTCTTGAATAGAATCGTATTGTCCTTGGTTTGAATAAAATTTTTCTTTGGAAATACGTTTTAACGCATTTTTAAAGGAGGTGTAATAACCTATTACTTTTTCTTTTTCTTTACCTGTTGCTTTTTTACCAGCAAACCCTCTAGTTGAGATTGATTTTTCCATAACAGTAAAATTGTATGGATCTTTTACAATATAAAATGGTTCCATTAATGGATCCTTAATTGTAGATAAATTGGATTGTGTGTCATTCTCGTCTCTAGCGGGACGACCGCGTCGTTTTACTTCTTCCATAACTAAATTTAAATTTATAACTGTAATATACGAAAACTTATTTAAAAAACCTAATTTATTTTATTATACATATAATTAAAAAGCAGATTCTTCACGTCTTACCATATAATATTCGCTTGTTGTATCCTCTGATTTGAATTCAAGTTTCATTAAACCTTGGTAACTCAAGTAAATACATCCACTCTCTAAATCTTTATTAGCGTGGAGTATATTTTTAAATATATCTGAATTAAATGGGATATCTATTGTTTGGGTTTTGATAGTACCATACATTTGATATGTGATTTTATTGTTATGACCTTGCTCATCTCCAAATGTGAATACACACATATTATCTCCCTGTAAATCTTCTTCAATAGATAATGTTAGCAAACCAACACCCGCTAGAGCGGATTTTGCTTTAACTAGATTATCAACATGCTCTTTCTCTAGAGGTAAGACAGCATCCCATTCAGGTTCTGTTACAGCACCTACTTTACCAATCAATAAAGGATCAGCTAAAGCATATGTTAAGTTAAAGGAAGCATCCGCAAATTTCATTTTAGTATAAACCGATCTGCCTTTCTCTAACTCAAACATTAATTCCCCCTGTGTGATACCTAGAAGGTTTAATAGTTTTTTAGTGTCAAAAATAGCTAACTCACTATCCTCAATATCAATATTGTTGTGAGATATTTTACCTATTACCTCCTTTGAAATTGACATAAAGTCAACTGTAAGGTTTTTGTCTTTGATTTTCCACTTGACGGATTCATTTTCGCCCAAGTAGTATTTGTTTATAACCGATTGTAGAACTAATTTATTTACCATGTGTTAAAGATAAGAATATTATTTTAAATTTCCTAGGAGAAATTAAAGAATTT